CGACGATGATGGATACCCCGACTGAACGAATGAAGCAAACTGTAACTTTAGTCTCTGCTACTCCTGATGCAGAGAAGCATATGGCATACTGTGCCCGTGTAAGCAACCCATCAAATCAGGAAAATGAAAAGTTCTCTGGACTCCTCAAGTATTGTGTAAAGCACCAGCATTGGAGTATCTTTGAGCAAGCATTTATGACTCTGGAAATCAATACTACCAGGGGTCTGGCAGCTCAAATACTGCGCCATCGCTCATTTACATATCAAGAATTTTCACAACGGTATGCTGATTCTTCCCTACTCTCGGAGACGATCCCCCTACCAGAACTCCGTAGGCAAGACACCAAGAATCGTCAAAATTCTATTGATGATGTTGACCCGTTTGTAGTGCAGAAGTTTGAAATGCTGATGCAGGACCATTTCAAAGATGCAATGAACCTCTATCAAAAGATGCTTGATGAGGGGATCGCAAAGGAATGTGCTCGCTTTGTGCTTCCACTTGCAGTTCCTACAAGACTTTACATGACGGGCTCAGTGCGCTCATGGATCCATTATATCGATTTGCGTTCTGCTAATGGTACGCAGAAAGAGCACATGGACATTGCTAACATGGCAAAAGGAATCTTCATTGAGCAGTTTCCTTCTGTGGCAGAAGCAATGGAGTGGGTCTAAATAGAGTACATCGAGAAATATTATGGCAACATACCCTGTTAAACATAAAGAAACTGGTGAGACAAAAGAAATTGTCATGAGCATTCATGATTGGGACCAGTGGAAGGAGGATAATCCTGAGTGGGAAAGATATTATACTCCTGAAAATGCTCCTAAGTTTGGAGAGGTTGGTGACTTCCAAAACAAACTCGTTAAAAACCATCCTGGTTGGAACGAGGTACTAGAAAAAGCATCACAACAACCTGGAGCACGTAACCTGAAGATTTGACATGGCAAGAAGAAAAAAGACAGGACAAAACATTGGGATTGGTCAAACTGCGAAACAGTTGAAAAGGAAAAAACCAATCAATCAAGATTTGCTTATTCCAATTGAACCACTAACAGACAATCAAAAATTATTCTTTGAGTCTTATGCAAACGATAAGCAAATTGTTGCTTATGGATGTGCTGGAACAGGTAAGACATTCATTGCCTTGTACAATGCACTTAAAGATGTTCTGAATGAGATTACTCCTTACGAGCAAATCTATATTGTCCGTTCTCTTGTAGCAACCAGAGAGATTGGTTTCTTACCTGGAGACCATGATGATAAAGCAGCACTTTATCAGATTCCATATAAGAATATGGTAAAGTATATGTTCCAGTTGCCAACTGAAACTGACTTTGAGATGCTTTATGGTAACTTGAAGCAGCAAGAAACTATTAAGTTCTGGTCTACCTCGTTCCTCCGAGGAACTACCCTGGATAACTCCATCATTATTGTGGATGAATTCCAGAATATGAATTTCCACGAACTTGATTCTATTATTACCCGTGTTGGTGAGAATAGTAGAATCATTTTCTGTGGTGACGGAAGACAGTCTGACCTTGTTAAAGACAAAGAACGTAATGGTATCAGTGACTTCATGGATGTCTTGAGAAAAATGCCATCCTTTGATATAATTGAATTTGATATCAATGATATTGTCCGTTCTGGACTTGTCAAAGAGTATCTTGTTGCAAAGATGGAAACAGGAATCTAATTTGGAATTTAACCACATCGATTTAAAATTACCTCGTCTGGAACGAGAAACCATTGACGGAGTTCGGTTCTACAAAGTACCTGATGGAGATGAGTTAGTTAAACTCGTCTCCATTACTTCAGTCACTAGTCATAAGAACAAAGAGTTCTTTGCACAGTGGAGGAAAAAGGTCGGAGTAGAGAAAGCAGATAAGATTACAAAGCAGGCAACGAGTCGTGGCACTGACATGCACACGTTGACTGAAAACTATCTGCTGAATATTCCAGAACTACCCAAAGTTCAACCACTATCTGAATTTTTATTCAAGATTGCTAAACCAGAGCTGAATAACATAAATAATATTCATGCTTTAGAAGGTTCTCTGTATAGTCGGTATCTAGGAATTGCAGGAACTGTTGATTGCATTGCAGAATACAATGGTGAATTGGCAATCATTGACTTTAAGACTTCCAAAAAACCAAAACCTGAAGAGTGGATTGAACACTACTTTGTGCAGTGTTGTGCTTATGCATGTATGCTTCACGAAATGACTGGTATTTCAGTCAAAAAGTTTGTAATTTTAATGGCATGTGAAAATGGAGAATGCGTCGTCTATGAAAAGTATGACAAAGAAAAATACATCAGATTGCTCGTCCAATATATTAGAGAATTTGTTAACAGTAGAACTTCTTAATATGCAAAACAATATAAAAGATGCTATTAAAGACAAGTTTCTATGTCCGCAACGATTTGCACAGGACATCGAATATATTGTGAAGACATCTAAAATCACATATATTGATGCTATTGTGACTTATTGTGAGGAAAAAAATATTGAGATTGAAACTGTACCTAAGTTAATTTCTAAACCATTAAAAGAAAAACTTAAGTGTGAAGCAATTCAACTCAACTTCCTGAAGAAAACCAGTAGAGCAACTTTGAAATTTTGAAAGTGACACCTTTTGATTGCTACAAAACTTATCTTGCTATAAAGAATCACTTTACCAAACCCAACTACGATTACTTCAAGTATTGTGGTAGGTCTAGAGCATCTGTTCAGTCCTTTCATAAACGGAAGGACCGATACTTTTTCGAGAAGATGTCTCGTCAAAAGAGTGATGATGAAATCAAGGCATATTTTGTTGCCAACTTTATACAATGCACCGACCCCAGTAAACTATGGATTGGGGAAATAATTGCCAGTGGTGAAGAAAACTATACTAATTGGCAGAAACGAATTCAAAGCCTCACTTACATGTTTAAAACAGAGAGTGAGGTTTTTTTGTCTGGTAATTTTGACTCTATGTTTGAGTGTAAAAAGAATCAGCACCCAGACATACTCAAAAAGCATTTACAGAATGCAATTACTATAGAGACAATGGTTATCCTGGATATTATTCTTGGATATACAAAGAGGTTTGATAAAAAAATGGAGTCAGACCCAGTGTGGGAAACCGTAAGTACAAAGATAAAAAAGTACAAACCTTTCCTAAATATCAATGAGAACAAGTGTAAGCAAATCTTAAAAGAAATCGTGCTATGAGTGGAGAATTTTTCGATTCCGAAGTGGTAAGAGAATCCGTAGCGGAACTCGACAAACTTCAAAAAGAACTCTTTGAGTCTGTTATGACACTTCCTTTTGCCGAGGAAGATGCAAAACGTGAACAACTAGATTTGATGAGAGAGTTTCTAGAGAAACAAAAAGTCTTCATCTTCAGGTTGTCTTTATCAGATGACCCCGAAGCAGTTGAAATGAAAGAACGAATTCTTGAATCTGCTCAACTATTTGGTCTCCAAGAGGGTCAAGGCATCAATGAGTTCTTTGATCTCATGCAGTCTCAAATAGACTATCTTGAGAGCACACTTGACGACTGACCCCCAAACCTGCTATACTTAGTAGGTCAATACGACACACACACATCTAATACAATCAATACGGAGAATACGAATGGGTTTTGCTGACCTCAAAAAACAATCCCGCATGGGTAGCCTCACCGAGAAACTGGTGAAGCAAGTAGAAAAAATGAATTCTAACGGTTCTAACAAAGATGATGACCGTTTCTGGAAACCTGTCATGGATAAGAGCGGAGTTGGTTCCGCAGTGATTCGTTTCCTGCCCGCACCAGAAGGTAGTGAACTGCCTTGGGTACAAGTCTGGTCTCATGCTTTCCAAGGACCTGGTGGTTGGTTGATTGACAACTGCCTCACCACTATCGGTGGAACCTGTCCTGTTTGCGAAAAGAACCGTGTTCTCTGGAACTCTGGTAGTGATGCAGATAAGGAAGAAGCACGTAAGCAAAAGCGTAAACTGTCTTACTACGCAAACATCTACGTTGTAAAAGACCCTGCCAATCCTCAGAACGAAGGTAAAGTCTTCCTCTATAAGTTTGGTAAGAAAATCTTTGACAAGATTATGGGTGCCATGCAACCCGAGTTTGATGATGATGAACCCATCAACCCCTTTGACTTCTGGGAGGGTGCTAACTTCAAACTGAAACTGAAGAAGGTTGCAGGTTACTGGAACTATGATTCTTCTGAGTTCGCACGTCCATCTGCATTGCTTGATGGTGATGATGATGAACTGGAAACTCTCTACAACGACCTGCATGACCTGCAAGCATTCGTTGCTCCTACTGAGTTCAAGTCTTATGAAGACCTGAAGAAGCGTCTTGAGTTCACTCTCGGTCTTCGTGGTACACCTAAGATGCAAGACCAGGAGACCGTTGAAGAAGAAGCACAGTGGGAACGGGAACGTCGTGGTGACTTCTCTGAGAGCACTGCTCCTGCCCCCTCAATGCCCTCTGCGGACTTCAATGCCCCAGACATCACCCCAAGTCCTTCGTCCTCCGACGACGAGGATGAGGATGACGCACTGAGTTACTTCCAGAAGCTTGCGGAGTCCTGATTCCAAAATCGACTTTTAGTTACAAAAAAGGTCCAAAAAATTTGCCCCCAAATTTTTGCTCTGTCAGGATTTGGGGGTTTTTTGCTACCTACTTGTTCTTGGGTTATATGCCTTTTTAGTGCTAGAATCGACAAATTGCGAAGACCTAGCATATTTCATCATATTCTTAATATCTGTTTCTACAAGTCCTATGAATTCTGGGTTTAGAATTTGAATACTTCTTTTTTTCTCATTTTCCCTAACTTCATATTCATAGTTACTTACAGGATTATTCACATTTTTAACTGTTTGGATATTATTGCTAGTATCCAAGAATTCTAGAATTTGGGCATCAGATTCAATAAAAACTTTCATGCCTGGATGTGGGAAATTAGTTGTCATACTGGAATTTCGTTGGTAAAGTTAAAAGTTGGTTGAACTACACCATTAGCATCTAATGAACCTGTGATTTCAAAAAGTCTTTCTGGTACTTCTACTTTATTATCTAGAATTATATCTTCAATCACAATTGTAAACTCTTCACCACTTCTTAAATCTACAGAAAGAGTTCCACCCCATCCAGAAGGCCAAGCTGCTAGACTATTTAATATATTTACATCAGTTTCACTTTCACCATCAGGACTCCTTACTTTCAGTTTTGATATGTTTGTTTGAATATCTGTAATATTATAAAATGCAGTGACATCTCTTCCAAATACTTTCATTCTTTGATTCATATTAATAGAGATAACGGTATTTCCCTTTGAACTTGGGAATTCGTTTATTCTATAACTATTTGTACTTGTATTAGTTTCAATAATTTGTGATTTTGGAGGGTCAATTTGGATTCCCTCCTTAATTACTAGACGGTCATATTCATCTCTATATTCTTTTGTTTCATAATGGTGGATTTTGCTAAGTTCTTCTTCAGAACCATACTTATCCAGCATATATTTGTAAAGTGAGTCATTATCTAATGGCCACTCACTATTAACATCAACAATATTATTGACTAAAAGAATAATCCATTCATTATCTGGAGTTCCATAGAACTTACGAGAAATTTGGTCTGGTCTTTCGTTATCTCGTATTTCATACTGGGTAAATGCAGTTACCGAGTTTGAAATATCATCTCTAAGTACAGGACGCCTGAAAAGATTTTTTGCTAAACTAAACTCATCAATGTTTCTCTTATTTTTAAAAGAAGCACTGTATTGTATGTTTGGTAACTCTCTAAAATAAAATCCCATTTTTAGAACCCGATTTCGTCGTCAAAAATCTGTCTACCTTCACTATCTGTGCCAGCTATACTCTTTCTACTATAGTCACTGTGGTATACAGGTTCAAGTTCATTAAAACTTAATGCCATTACCATATGTGCTGGTTGACCATCTTCAAATGACTGATACATCCCACCAGCAGCATATTGCACTGACATATTGGTTAATGCACATACTTTAAATCTATTTAATCCCTTAACGTGTTTGCCAGTAGGACCATGAATATACTCCAATTCAAAAACGTTAGGACTTCCAAGGAATAATGAAGTTGAACCCGATGCAGCAGCAGAAGCATCTGAAGTAGTTCCTTGAGCAGAAATTCTTGCTGCCATACCTTGCTTAAAGAATCTAATTATTTTTCTAACATTTTTTGCTTCTTGCTTACTTCTTGGTGAGAACGGAAAGGCAAATTCAAATTGTCTAAGTGCTACATTGTTAAAGAGTAACTCCAAGTTTTGGTTTGGGATTACACCATGTCCTCTTGACAAAATTGTTTCTGGTGAAATATCAAATCCTGCTTGCTGTGAAGCCATTGAAGCAATTTGTGCTGTAATCTGTGATTGCACTTGAGGATTTGCTTTCGCATCGGCTGGTAAATCTTTTATTATTTCTATCATAGCCGCAAGGGGCATTGCATTTGCACCAGTAAATGCTTTTAAAGCACCATTGAATGCAAGTCCACCAGCAGTAAAATTTATATTTTTCAGCATTGTTGCCAAAACAGCAGCAGACATATTATTCATGCCTTCTGGACCCCAACTTGCTTGGTTGGTGTCAGAAATTCCCTCTGGTATGGGAAGTATGACTGGTAATCCTACTTTTTCTTTTTTTACTGTTCCTCTCTGTAAACCATTCAGAAGAATTTCACCAGCATTAGGACTTTTTCTTTTTCCATTTGAATCTACTGGAAAAAGAGAATCCTTGTATGGTGCCTGGTAATTATATTGAGTAATTCTTAGATGGTCTTGTTGATTTTCTAAAATTGTTGCTGGATAGAATAATAAACCCTTTGCTGGTTCAGTATTTCCAAAAAGGTCTTGTTCATTGGCACTAGCAAAATTTAGGTCTAAAGTATTTTCCCCCAGACCTGCTAATGGACCAGATAGCACTACAGTTGGTGTTCTATTTGGATTAAATATTTGACCATTGACTGCTGATGGTTTTCCTCTAACCGCAACACTGGGATGAACAACATATCCAGCAGCATTACCACCAGCACCTTTATGTGAGTTAGAAACTGCAGTTTTAATTTTATCTGCTAATTGTGTAGCAGCAACAGTTTCTTCTTTTGTAGATTGGTCGAATAAGAAACCATCTATGGTTGCTATTTTATACCAAGTTCCATTTGAGTAAAGGACATCATTTCCCCATTTAACTTTCTGTGATCCAAAAAGACCATATTCAATATCATATTCTTGTACTACGTAATCACCAGTAGTTGGGTCATATCTCAAACCATACTTTTTTTCAGCAATAAGACCTGCTGGGTCTGGTTGTGTATAAAATGGTTGAGAACTTGGTTTTGTTATATCTTGTAATGCCATTATGGGGAATCCCAGACTCTGTATTTCGGAACTTTTTTACCAAGTTTATTAACAAACTGTTCAGTTGGTAATAATGAAACGTCAATCCAGTCACCTTGTGGGACTTTAAATAATTCAGTCATAACACCACTAAAGAGATACTTGTGTATCGTTTTCTTTGGTGGGTTTGCAACACCTGTTTTATTTATGAGGGATCTCACAAATCCTCCTCGATACTGGGGATTTAAGTAATGAACATTTAGTCCCGTGAAATGTCCTGTTCTAGGACTTACATCAATAATGAAGGATAATGGGTGTCTATCCCAAAATGGGTACTTATCTGGATATTTAGCAGAATAGAGAAAAAATACTAAGTCACCAGGAACAATGAACCTTGTATCAAATTCATGAATATTTTTGCTTTGTAGTGGTGCTAATTCATTCATCAAGGCATCGGTATACCAATTACCACTTCTGAATTTTTTACCTGCCTTTGCCAGTACTGCTTCTGCTACACCAAATGATTCAGCCATCCCTATCTTTCTTATCAGACTCTGTAAAGTTAAAACTATAGTCTAAGACTGCTCTATATAGGTTATCTCTTAGGGTTTTTAAGTGTATTTGCTCTTCTGCTGGTCTTGCAGGTGAACCAGGCCATATTCTAATTGTTTCCTGGACACAATGATATAAAAGACGAACATCTTCATATGGAACTTCTATTGTATAGAAGATTTCATCGTCTTGATTATGGTCATTGGTCATTTTAGAGTAATCCCCAATTCTTTTTCCGTTAAAATTCTAAATTCGTACTTTCTGTCAGCACACCATTCTTTTGCTGCCTTCCATTTTGCTTGGTTGATTGCCCAAGTCTTGACACTGTAGACCCAAGATTTAGTCCTTCTTTTAGGATTTGGGTCAGGTTCTTTCAGGTCCTTTAATGGTTTGATTTCAACCACCATAACTCGGTTTTTTCCGTTTTTATCTTTGTATTTTACAAAGAAGTCTGGAAAGTAACGGTGTATTCTGTTATCGATTGGAGAACGGTAAGGAATAAAGAACTCTTCAGATTGCCATTGATTCACACTTTCGGTAAGGTCACAATATCGCATAAATTTAAGTTCATAAGATGACCGATAAACGATATTAGTTGGGTCACCTTTGTATTTCTCTGGTTTTTGCGGTCGGAATTTTCCTTGCTTGTAACCAGAGTCATCTTTATGTGGCATACATAGTATAGGACAATAATCTCCAAAATATTTATAAATGGCCGACAACCCTTTAGTCCGATTAGGAAATCTTCCACAAATACAAGGTAGAGGAAGAGGATATCCTAGCATTGGTCCATTGTATATGAATACCACCACTCCCAGAGGTGGTGAACCATATACAGGAACTAACCTTGCTGGGGCAAGAGATGTTTTTGGTGCATTATCTCAATCATCGCAATTTAAAGTTTCATTACATTTAGTGAATGGTAGTGCTGGTGATGAAAATTTAAATCAGTGGTTGCAAGCATCTGGTTTAACGAATGATGCTGTTAAAAACGCATATTATGATTTTTATTGTGCTGAGGCAAACTTACCTGCATCTCAACTGAATACTAGAGAAGTTAAAGGCAACTTTCAAGGTATGTCTGAAAGACTTGCGGTAGATAGAGTATTTGCTCCAGTCAGTTTAACATTTTATGTAGATAATGATTATAAATTGATAAGATTATTTGAAGAGTGGATGAATTATATAAATCCATTGCATGGAACTGGTGGAATTGGTGAATCTGGGCAATACCCATCAAGCACAATTGGCAATGGATCTGCAAAGCAAAGTAATGATATCTATAGATTGAGATATCCAGATTCATATAGAAGAATTATTTCTATTTCTAAGTTTGAACGTGATTTTAGAGACCAACCACAAAGGTCTGGAGGAATTTTGGGAGGACAATCATCAATAACATATCGTTTGATTGATGCTTTCCCAATCAATATAAGTGGTGTTCCACTATCTTATGAAGGAAGTACTATTTCTAAGGTTACAGTGGAGTTTGATTATACTCGTTATGTTTATGAACTAAATCCAGATAGAAGGCAGTTCCAAGCTGGAACAAGACCATCACCCAAACCAAAAGTACCACCAGCAAAGCAACCAAATAATTCAACTCCAGTTCAGGAGTGGGGTAGCACTAATGGACCAGGAACTAAATTTATTCCAAGAGATAGTGCTACAGGAGCTCCAATTTGATTGATAAATAAAATTACTGAGGTGAAATTCTATGCCATTACCAAAGATTACTACTCCTACTTATGAGTTGGAACTACCATCAAGTGGTAAAAAAGTTAAATACAGACCATTTTTAGTCAAGGAGGAGAAAATTCTAATCCTTGCCTTAGAAAGTCAAGACACAAAACAGATTACCAATGCTATCAAGCAAGTTTTGAAAGATTGTGTAATGACAAGAGGAGTTAAGATTGAAGAACTGCCAACTTTTGATATTGAATATCTCTTCTTAAATGTTAGAGGTAAGTCTGTCGGTGAAGCAATTGAACTTGTTGTAACTTGTTATGATGATGGAGAAGGAACACAAGTTCCCGTTACCATCTATACAGATGATGTTCAGGTACAAAAAGACCCAGAACATACTCCTGATATCAAGCTTGATGATGAACTTGTTCTAAGGATGAAATATCCATCATTAGAGCAATTTGTAAAAAATAACTTTGATTTCTCTGACGAGAGTGAAGATAATATTGAAAAATCTTTTGATATTATTTCATCATGCATTGAAATGGTTTATAATGCCGAAGATTCTTGGGCAGCAGCAGACTGCACTAAGAAAGAATTGAAAGATTTTGTTGAGCAACTTAGTTCCAAACAATTCAAAGAAATTGAAAAGTTCTTTGAAACTATGCCAAAATTATCTCACACAATTAATGTGAAAAACCCAAATACTGGTGTTAACAATGAGGTAACGTTGGAGGGATTGACAAGTTTTTTCGGTTGATAATGTCTCATATGGATCTTGAGGCATATTACAGAATTAACTTTGCAATGATGCAGTTTCACAAATACTCTCTTACCGAATTGGAAAATCTTATGCCATGGGAGAGAGATATTTACGTTGGATTGCTACAACAACATATAGAAGATGAGAATTTGAAGGAAAAGCAGAGACAAGCAGCAGCAAATGCCTAGTTACTTCCAAAATAAAAGAAACAAACCACTAGGAGGGGGGATAAATCCCCGTGCTGCTTCAAATCGTGGAGGAAGAAAATATAATTTAGAGAAGGCAACTAGTTTTGTTTCTGGTGGTCGCAGGATAGGTGATGGAGTCACTGCATCTGCTAAGAATAATATTGTTGGTTTCAAACGTGCTGGGGTTCGTGGTTCAAGAAAGGGATTAGATGCACTTGTCAGAGCAATATCGTCAAACATTGTTAATAATATTGAAAACACACAAAGCAATGTTACTAACTTTGCTGGAAAGGAAAGAGAGAAGACAAAGGGGAGATTAATACCTTCTGTACAAAGACAGACAAAGAATATAACCAGAGTTGTAAGACCTCAGGTATCTAATTTAAATAATACTGTAAATAACGTAAGAAATCAGTCATTTAACACCATCAAGGCATTTAGAACTGCTGGAGAAGGTGATAGAAAAGAAGATACTGGTCTGAGAGGAATATTTGGAAGACTAAAGGATGGTTTTGGGTTATTAAAACTCTTAACTAATAAAAGAACTCAAGAAACATTAAGTAAATCAATACAAAATCTTGAGCAATTCTTCACTGATTCATATAGGGTTGCACTTAGGTTAAGAAAGAATCTATTAAAAATATTTAAAGCACTTAGAAGAATCAGAGGTGGTGGAGGTGCTGGTGCTGCTGGTGGTTTCCTAGGTGGAATTGGTGCTGGTCTTGGTGCTTCTGGAATGGGAGCAATGTTCGGTGGAGGTAAACAGAAACGTAGAAGAGCACGACCAAGAAGAAGAGGTAGAGGAAGAGCAGGGTTAATGTTAGGTCTAGGTGCTGGTGCTCTGGGAATGGGTATGGCAACCAATGCACTAGCAGGTGAAAGTCCACAAATACAATCTGCGGAAACTGCTCCAGTAATACCTGAAGGATTCATAGATAGATTCCAAGGTATTGTAGAAAAATTTGGTGGAATTATTAATAATCTATTGAATGCAAAACCAAAACCTTCTCCTGGTGGAGGTAGTGGTGCATCACCATCACCAACATCCCCTGGTTCTACAGATCCTGTTGCTGGTTCCATGTCTTTAGCTGGTGGTGCAGAAACAAATGAAGAAAAAGCATGGTTAAAAACTATTAGAAAAGCAGAAGGAACTGCAGGAAAGGATGGATATGGAACAGTATTTGGTGGGGAGGTAGTTCCTGAATTAGCAGAAGGTAAGATGACTGTTAATGAGGTCATTCAACTTCAAAAGACTGGTAAAATGCCAGAACGTTTTGGTGGAAGACAAGTTAATTACGGAGTGTATGATGGTAGTGTAAGTGGTGCATCTGGTGCATATCAGTTCATGCCTAAAACATTAGAAGGTCTTCTTAGAAATACTGGGACTTCTGGTGATACTGCATTTACACCACTGTTGCAAGATCAGTTTGCTCTTGAGTTGCTTAGAGGTGAAGGTGTAGACCCCACAAAGAGAGCAACTCTTGAGGGTATGAACAAGGCACAACGTCAATGGGCTGGTCTTGGAACATATTGGGGTCAGACAACAAGAACAACAGCAGAATCACTCAGAATGTATAATACATTTCTGAACAACTCTGGTGTCCACACACCAGTTATGCCACCACCTGCTATTGATCCTTCTGGAGACCAATCTTCAGCAAGAAGTTTACAGTCAAGGTCGATTGCTAGAACTGCTGCATCACAGAGACAAACAAGTGGACCTACAATAATCCCTATGAATCTGGGTTCACAGCAACAAACCCCTGCACCTGCACCAAGTTCTCAACCAATTGATGATTCACCCGCACAAAGAACAACACCAATACCCTCTTTACCTGCAGGTGACAGTGATAACTTCTTTGCTATGTCAGCAAAACTAGCATATAACATTGTTGAATGATGCCAGTATTAGAATCTCCCATAAAGGCTTCAGTTAATAATATTCGCAAAACTCCTGCGTTTAGACGTTCTACGTCCAAAAAAACTAAGTTGACAACGGACTTTAAATCTTTAGAAAGAACATTAACCGTTGGAAACACTAAATTAAAACGGGAAAAGAGTCTTCCAACGAATAAAAAGATAGACAAACTTTCAATGAGGATACTTAGTGGTCTTCAAGGAGGAGGGGGAGGCATTGCTGGTGCTGGTCTTGGATTTGCAGTTGGTGCTGGTACTGGTGCGGCAGCATCTGGATTACTTGGTCTTGCTGGTGGTGCAGTAGATTTAGTTGGTGGATTATTTGATAGAGGTGCTAAGAAAGGAGCACAAAAAGGAGTGCAAAAGGGAGCACAAAAAGCAACAACTAAGGCAGCAACTAAAGCAGCAGGAAAAGGTATAGGAAAAGGATTACTTAAAAAACTTCCTCTTGTTGGTCTTGGATTAGGAGCAGCATTTGCGTTAGAACGAGCAGCAAGTGGAGATATGGTTGGTGCATTAGGTGAACTTGCTTCTGGTGCAGCAGCAATGGTCCCTGGATGGGGCACAGCAGCATCCGTTGCTATTGATGCTGGATTGATTGCAAGAGATATTGATAAAGAAAATAAAACTAGTGAAAAGGTTGAAGAAAAACTAGATGAGAAAAGGGAAAAACTTCTTGGTCCAGCATCCACAAGGGCAGTAAATGGTTTGCTTCCTGCATTAAACAAGTTTGAACAATATGTAGACAATTTCAAATCTTTCTCAGTTAGTGGAAGTTTCAATAAAGATATTGCACCAGGAACAAAAACAGATACTATGGGTTCTGCAAATCCCAACATGCATACTGGTGACTATCCAGGTTTTGATACAATGGAAAGAGTTGCACCTTTTGTTACTGGTTATGTAAGTACATATCCTGGTGCTCAATATGGTGCTTCTAGGGATAATGGCACTAGAACTCACCTAGGACAGGATATTGATGGTCAAGACCCAGGAGATCCTGTTCTTTCAGTAATGAAGGGAACTGTTGTAGAAGTTGGTACTGGTTTTAGATTCCAAAATGGTCAAGGCACAAGTCAAACTATTGGAATTCAACACCCAGATGGAACAAAAACCAGATATGTTCATGTCCTTTCAGATGTTGCTGTTGGTGATGAAGTATTAACAGGACAGAAAATTGGTACAGTATCACCAGCAGACGTTGCAAGTAGTAAAGATTTTCCTCACTTGCATTTTGAACTATACGCAAAAGGTGGTGGTGTAATTGACCCAAGACCATTCTTAAATTCTGCACCAAAAGGAACCCCAGGTGTTGCTCCAATTACTCCCAATGGTGAAACTAAGATAAAACCAGAGACAGATGGTGCTGATGATAGAGAATCTGCACCAATGGACCCAACTGTTGACCCAGGAAATGATGGTTATGATATGACAAGAACTAGAGAAGGATTCTTGCGTAGTGATATTGTTGATGAAGAAACTGGATTTACTAGAGGTGACCAGGAGGATATGAGGGTTGCCAAGGAGAGAAGGCAGGCAATGGTAAAGGCACTTGGAAGAGATGGTTTTGCACAAGCACTTGATAATCTAGGAGGAAATGCAACGGTTGAAAACTATGCAGCAATGATGAAAGCTGCTGGTATGACAGACCAATTGAAAGATATTCTCCAACAATACAGACCAGGACAGTTAATCGATAGTGGTGATGCAGCATCAACAAGAGGTTTAGTTGCTAATGACCCAATGGGGAGAAGATTTAGTGCAGAAGCACAATCAATATTAGATTATGAAGTACCTATGTTGGAATCATATCCAACATATAATCAAGAGGGTGGAAGTCCAACCTTTGTAATTATGAATTCTGGTGGTCAACAATCACCACGTCCATCTGCACCACAAATGATGAGAAAAGATGGTAAGAATGAAACGATGATTGTTCCTGTTGGTGGATTAAATAGAACTATAGATGAAATGTTACTAACTAAACTTTCTAGGTCATAATGGCAAGTACAATAGAAGCACTCCAAGCTAAAACTGTAGACATTACTTTATCCGATGGTTTTGTTTTTAGTTTGGCAGATAAGACACTATTCATAGATTACTTTGAAGACATTATGTCTCCTGGTATAACTCTTACTATGTTTATTTCTTCAACTGAGTCAATAGTGCAAGGGTTAAAGATACGTGGTGGAGAAAAAGTGTCTATTAGTTTAGAAACTGCTTCTGGTCCATTTAAACGGGATGATGAATACTCATTTTATGTCTATAAAGTAAGTAATTTAAAGTCTACAGATACTGCCGAAAACTTTACTATACATTGTGTTTCAAGAGAAAGTTTGAATAATGAATTGCAGAGAGTTACTAGAAGATATGATGGGTCTCTAAAAACTACAGTTGAATCTATCTTGGATGATGTATTACAAACAGATCGATATGATTCAAATAATATTGAGCAAACTGCCAACAACTATTCATTCATTGGAAATAATAGAAATCCATTGACAGTGTTGCAATGGTTAGCACCTAAAGCAGTTCCCACAACTAGTGCTAGTGGTGCATCTGGTGATACTGATGGGGAAGCAAAGGGAACTGCTGGATACTTATTTTGGGAGAACAGTGAAGGATATAACTTTAAAAGTGTTTCCAGTTTAGTTTCAAAAACACAATTGGGAGTCAGTTCTTCGGATGATAAAAACATTCCAACATATAAGTTCAGTGGTGTAATGAAATCGACAAATTTAGAAAATGCTTTCCAGATATTAGATTATAAAGTTGAAAAAAATATTGACCTAAGAAAAGCATTAAGACTAGGAACATACTGTAATGTTACAGAGTTCTTTGACTTATATACTGGTACTGTGGATACATATTCATATAAGTTGTCGGAGCAATTACAGGAAAAGTTAGGGACTGAGGACAAAATTCAAGTAGATGATGCCTTTTCCCAAAATACTAGTAGAATTATGGTTAGAATGTCCGATAGGGGTGTTCTTGATAAAGATGGGGTTACTACCGACTCTGGTAGAGATATTGCCGATATGGCAAAATCAACGGCACGATATAATATCCTCTTCTCTCAGGCAATAAATATCACAGTACCATTGAACTTAAATCTCAAAGCAGGTGACCTCATCAATGCGATTTTTCCAGCAATTGAAGCATCAGAGTTAAATAGACCTGATGAAAATCAAAGTGGTAGATATCTAATTCAACAAATTAGACATCACTTCCAGAAAAATCAAAATTTTTCATATCTACGATTAATCCGTGATAGTTACGGATTATATGGTAACAATTAAGGAGACTAAAAATGGACAGCATCGAACAACATATTGAAAAGGATAAGGAGATTCTTCAGGATCCCACCGTATCCCCACAAATGCGTCGTCATATTGAAGGTGAATTGCATGAACTAGAAGTTTATGCTGAAAATCATAAAAAAGAAATTGAAGCAGGTGACCATCACGACCCAACAGCACTGGAACTCTATTGCGAGATGGAACCAGAAGCAGATGAATGTAGAATTTACGAAGACTAATACTAATGCTTGAAGGATCTTTATTACAATCACACTATCTCGGAAGAGATGGTTTTATATGGTGGATTGGAAGAGTTGCACCAGCAGCAGTTTGGCGTAATGAAAAATCCAGATTGGATGCTGGTGTGTATGAACAAGATGATGATAAAGATTCTAGTGGTGGCTCTTGGGCATATAGGTGTAAGGTAAGAATTATTGGGTATCATACCTTTAATAGAGAAGAGTTGCCTGATGAAGATTTGCCATGGGCACACGTTATGGCATCGAACGAGGCTGGAAGTTTCCAAGGAGGAGCTGGACAAACTCATAAACTGACTGGAGAAGAAACTGTTTTTGGTTTCTTTTTGGATGGTGATGATGCACAGCAACCTGTTATTGTTGGTGCATTGCATAGAAATGCTTCAGTCAAGAATGTTCCAGAAGAAGATGCTCAAACTCGTTTTAGACCTGTTACTAGTCACAAAGGCAATTTAAGTCAAGGTGCGACTCAAATTAGAAAGAGGGGAAAGGGGAAGCAACAACCACCAACAACTACTAAAACACCAGTAACTGGAGTAACTGAATCTCCACCAACACTTCCCAAAAATAAAAATGCTAAACGCAAAGAGTCTACTCCTGGTGCAGACCAAGCAGTAAGAGAAGACTTAGCATCTCAACAATTTGCTGCAGAAGCAGCAGTAAAAATTGTTAGAGAAAATGGTTGTAGTGATAATTTGATTGGAAAAATATCACAAGAACTTAATAATTTCATTCAATTTATTTCAAGAATTGAGAATTTTATTGGTACTTACATTGACCCTGTTCTGAACACTTTTGTTGATATTGTTCAAGAAATTAAAGGGTTTGCGAGAAGAATCGTAGGCATCATTAAATTCATTGTCAATAATATGAGAGGTGCGATTATTCAGTTAGTCACTTCTCTATTCAGAGACTTTATTGCTAAAATTCTGCCAATGCCACAGCACCCACCAGTGGCAGAAGCAACAAAGAATATTATTAATATTATATTTTGTTTATTTGAAAAACTTTTACCACTTTTAATTGATTTTGTTACCAATCTTCTCACAAATATGATTGGCAGAGCAATTAATGCTCCAATGTGTGCAGTTGAAGAGTGGACTGCAGGCATTCTTGCAAAAATGATGGATACAATTGAAGACCTTCTAGGTCCAATTATGTCTGGATTGGATTGGTTGCTTGGTGGAATAGGTCAAATTAAAAATGTTCTGGGGCAAGTATCTTCACTTGCACAACAAATTCTAAGTTTTATTGGTTGTGACCAACTAAAATGTGAAGCATCTACTACTTGGGATTCCAAATCAAAAGCAGCAAAAGCACAAAGAGATAGTTGGAATAGAACTCTTGGGAATCTCAATGTTATTCAGGGTGTTAATGATAACCTTGATGTAGCAATGGGTGCTATTTCAATGTATGGAAATACTGGTCCATCACCATTTAGAGATTGTGCAAGAAGAGCAGCAAATCCAACATCACAATCAGACCAAACACCAATGCCTCCTGGAATGATTGCACCAAACTGTATTCCACCAGAAGTTGAAGTATTTGGTGATGGTGTTTTAGGACAAGTTCTTCCTATTGTTGGTAATGATGGAAAAATTTTAACTGTTCAAGTCATCAATCCAGGTAAAGGATATACAAAAGCACCATCAATTAACATCATTGATAATACCAACCATGGAAATGGTGCCAGACTTCAGGCATCTATTCGAGATGGAAAGATAAACAAAGTTTATGTTCTAAATCCAGGAGAAGGATATTGCCCAGGTAACTATAGTTCTATTATAGTAAATCCTTCTTACGTTGTTTATGCAGATAAGTATACTGTATTTGAAGGTGATGATGTAACATTTACTGTTAGAACAGAAAATGTTCCAGATGGAAATAAGGTTGAATGGTACTTGAGTGGAGATGTTTCGATTAATGATTTTACTAAACCAAAATCATTAAGTGGTACATTAACAATTAAAAATGGTAAGGCAACTCTTGTAGCACAAATAAACCAAGATAGTCAAAGAGAACCAATTGAAACTTTATTCTTTGACCTATATGATAGTGGTGGTGATTATGTAGCAAGAACTAAGGTTTTAATCAATGATAGATTGACACCAGTTCTTACACCAGAACCAGAAGATCCAGTAGAGTCTCCACCAGGAACACCAGTACCACCAGAAGATGATGGTGGTACTACTGGTATTGGAACTATTGGTACTACAATCTTTGGTCCTATTGTTCCTGGAATTAGTACTGGAATTGGATTCCCTGGTGGAATAGGAATCGGTACTAATACCATTGGTATAATTACAGATGTTGCTATTGATAGACCAGGATTTGGATATACTTCTGGAGACTTTGTTACATTTGGAGATTGTGTTTATAATCTTAAGGTTACAGAAACTGGTTCTATTGTTGGAGTTGAATCTGCGTCTTCTTGTAGGAGTACATATGATTCAAACCCTGGAGAGGGTGTTATTACTACACAGACTGGACAAGCAGCAAGACTATTCCCTGTACTTCAGTTCACTCCTCTTACTAAGAAAATCACAATCGTCAATCAACTGGGTGTTATTTCAGTGGTCGATTGTGTCTAATAAATATCTAAAAATCCTTTTACAACATGACGGAACAACCAAAAGAGTGGTTTAGACAAGGATTCGGTTATAGAGAGCAATCTGGTGTCTACATTGAAGGTAGAGAAGTTGGATACTCTCTAATAACTGATGAAGGTGTTGGGTATACTTATTATAAAGATGGTGGAAAGGAGGATGTTGTTCTAGAAACTTCATTAGAAGTTTGTGGTAGGAGAGTAAAAGAAAAAGAACCAGCAAAAGTAATCTATGCAAGAAATGGTGATATTCATTTTGAAGCACCAAATGGTCAGATAACTCTTAAAGCAAGAAACATAAGATTAGTTTCACAAGATGGTGATGGTGAAGTGACCATTCAAGCTGGTAAGACTGTTGAAATTGATGGTCCAACAGCTAGAGTGAAAGGAACTAATGTTGATATTACAGGGAAAAATTCTGTCAATATGATTGGTAATTATGTAGAGTCTGCTGCAGGTGTGCAGCAATCTAGTTCATCACTTGTTGATATCTTCCAAGGTTCTTTTATTGGACAAATACTAAACAGTATTGGTAATCTTAAGAAATTCCTTCAACTCTTTTAAAAAATGCCTGCATTATCCTCTATTGCAACAGTTGGTGATAAACTAATTGTAGGACAAGTTGATACTTCTTTTTTGACTGCTACTGGTAGAGTTACACCAGGAACAGCAGTTCTAAATGGACCTGTTTATATTGGAGCATCACCACAAATTGGTGTTGCTAGAGCAGCATGTATGATTGGTCCTCCTCTTCCTGGACTATCAGTTCCTGCTTCACTTGAAGTTACGGGAATTGCAAATGTCATTGGCATTTTTAATGTCATGGCTGTTAGTACATTTACTGGTCTCACAACAAAACTTGGAACAACAATTAAGAATGCTCTAAGTCTTAAAAATGGTGTTGACCTAAAAAATGCTATAAACATTGGTAATGGTATTTCTATTGATAATGCAAAGGCAATCGTCAATGGAGCAGAGACTGTTGCTGGTGTAGTTTCTGCACCAACAGCAGCAATTCCATTGGTTAATGGTTATGCTACTGGCAATAAACCAATTGGTGCATTTGATGTTCCTCATTGGAGAAAAGAGAATACTAGAATTCGTCACCTGATTGCTGAAGGACCAGAACCAGGAATCTATGTTCGTGGACGTTTAACTGGAAATAATACAATTGAATTACCAGAATATTGGGATGGTCTTGTTGACCCAGAATCAATCACTGTGACTCTTACACCAATTGGTTCATCTCAAGATTTATTTGTTGATTCAATCCCTTGGGGAAGAAAAGTCATAGTTAAATCTGGAAATGCATCAAATATTGATTGTTTTTATGAAGTTTGGGTAGCACGTTGGTTAGATCCAAGAGACCATAGTAAGAAACTCCATGTAACTTATGAAGGAGAATCTGCAAAGGATTATCCAGGTGATGCAAAAGATTTCTTGGTTGGTGGATGGGACTATGACCGAAGAGAGACCCAATGGTGACCTATAAATAATTTGAACATATTATCTTAATCTACATTCATGTCCACGACACAAGATATTATTAACGAACTGAAGGAAGAACTTGAGTCAAAAATCAAGCAACGTGAAGGTGTCTTAGACCAACTAAAGTTGGTTGATGTGACATTGGACAAAATGGATGATGTTATTAAAAATATTGATAGGGATGCACAAAGCAAGGTTGATATAATAAATCCAACTCTTACTGCAGTAGCAGATGCTTATAAAGCAAGAATTGCTGCTGGTTGTAGGAGTGGTCTTGAATGGGTAGTTACAAGCAGTTCAACTAGATATTCAAAAGCATTTTCTGGTCCTCGTACTGTAACAACGTATGAGTGTAAAGAAATTGATAGTCTTAAGAGACAGGAAAATTATCATGCCTTAAAATTTTACTCAAAACCAGCAGATATGGACTATGGTTCTACTCTGATTGGTGAGTTTCAGGGCATTGTAAGGACTGGTTCTAATGTTTTAGGAATTCATTCTAGTACCTTTGAAGAAGTTAATGCTGATGTTCTAGATTACCCTCCATTTATTAAAGTTGGTGATGCAATTATTGATAATGTAGAAAATCCAGAATACTTTGATGCACAAGATATTCCAAAAGTTACTGGATTAGGTTTCACTGACTACGTTGGAATTGTAACGACACTCATAGGTGGTATTGATGCGGGCAGTAATATTTTCAGGCATTTTGGTGCTGGAAGTCTCACTGATGTTGAAACACTGTTTACTGGAGGAGAAAGAATTGGTTTAAATGAACCTTTCGTCTCTGGTAATACAAATCCCGCAGATGTTTTTGCGGTTGGATTTGCTACTGTTATTGGTATTGGAACTGCTACTCAGATAATAGAATATCAAGATCAATTTGGTATCCCAAGGCAAGATGAGTTTGATATTCAAACATTAATATTGTCAGAAAATGCAACACAAGCAGTTGCCGAACAAGAATTCACTGTTGGAATTTTAACTTCTATTGGATGTTACTTCCTTGATACTGCGGCAAAGGATACATCAGGAATTACTTCATTCTTTGCTATTAGGCAAGATGAAGACCCAGATGCTGCATTTGATTTTACAGCAAATCCACATAGTCCAGAAAAAATTGGAGTTCTAGGAAGTGGCAACCTAGGTGTAGGACATAGTGTATTCTATGTTAAAAATGGTGATCCATCAGCACAGCAAAGATGGAGACCAGAAACTGCACATGATAGGATTAGAATCAAAAAAGGAAAAGATATTGCTGCTGTTAAAGAACCAAAAGTTGGTGGAGGAAATGCTCCTTATAATATAGGAAACTTTCAATGGCCAGTAAAGATTGTTACACAACAATCAAATACTGGTCGTGGGTGGAGTTATGTTACAACTACATATGCTACGAAGGGACAAACAGTAACTATCAGTAGTGATGATGTTGGAGCAGGAAGTAGTTCTGGTTCATCGGTTGGAGTTGGTTACACGGGAACAAGTGCCCAAAATCCATCGAATTGTGGTGATTATGATAATGCTATTTCACAAGCAGAGCAAAAAAGAGATCAAACCGTTTCTCAGTATGAACCAGAAGGTCGTGGAATTATAGCACTATCATCGACATTAAGAGAAAATAGAGCAGGAAAGCAGATGCTTGCTTGGTCTCTTCTCCAAGCATCCAGGTCTCTTCGTGATGATATTGATAAGTTAACTAAACAAATTCGGAGTTTACAAAACACCGATTTGTCTAAGTACGATAAGTGACGTTCTTCGTTCTGACCTATATAGTATAAGAAAAAGTACACCGAACTTAGAGTCTAATGGCGGACAGATATCCCTTAGTAGCCAACTCTTCTACAAATAGGATAGAGGAGTTAGCAATAAATGATAATTTAAATTTACAAAATAACGGTATCGTTGGTGCTTCTACTGTAAGAGCCAGTAGTTTCATTGGAGATTTGATTGGTACTGCCTCCACGGCAACACAATTAACTAATGCTTCTCAGATACTTAGTGGCACCATTCCATCGGCAAGATTATCGGGTTTCTATCCTATCGGTGTTACAACAGCAAATGTTCTAACAGATGCTAGTCAAATACTTGATGGTGTTGTTCCAAGAGGAAGGTTGCTTGGAGAATATGATATTAATATCACGGGTACTGCATCTACAGCAAATGCATTAACAGACGCATCTGCTATTAGTGGTGGTATTTTACCTGCTGATAGAATGGCAGGTGTTTATAACATTGATATTACGGGTACTGCATATCGTTCGGTTGGTGCTGCCCTTTCCATCACTGTTCAGAATCAGACAGATAATCAGAATCAATATATTCTTTTTGCGAAAAATACAAATACTGATGCTAGTGCATTTGTAAATCCAGGTGGACTTACATATAATCCTGCACAGAACTACGTTGGCATCAATACCAATTTACCAGACTTTGAGTTAGATGTCCTTGGTGACATTAACGCATCTGGTATTGTCACTTCAAATATTTCTTTTGCAAGCACTGCAAACATTGGTTCACTTAAAGGACTTACTGCTATTGATGCAACTAGTATCAATACAATTCAGGTATCACTTGGTCTTGACCAGTTAAATGACCTGACTGTTATTGGTATTAGTACCTTTGAAACTCTTGAAGTAGAACAACAAACAACGGTAACTAATTTTAATGCTACTGGTGTTTCTACTATTGCTAATGCAGAAGTTACTCAACTTACTGCTGTAAACTCTAATGTAACTGGTGTTTCTACTGTTGCAGAACTTAGTGTAGGAATTGGAACTACAGCAGAGACAGTAATTAGTAGTTCAAGAGAATTGCAAAATATCAGTGGAATTGACACTGTAACTTCTCAAACTTTCAGAGACAACTTAGGTCTATCACAATTAGATAGCATCAATGTTACTGGTCTTAGTACTTTCTCAGGTATTGATGCAGATACTGTTGGTGTTAATACTATTACCGCAGTTTCTTACCTTGGAAATGGTGCTGCACTTTCTGGTATTGTTACCCAAATCACCGCAGGAATTGGAATTACACTATCACCATCTAACGGTGTAGGACAGGTTCAAGTTAATGCATACAGACCAGTTGGAAAGACAATCTTTGTTGCTAAGTCTGGTGATGACAACAATACTGGATTAACAGATAGTCATCCAAAACTAACAATTAAGGCTGCTGCGGCAGTTGCAGAAGCAGGTGATACCATTAAAGTATATCCTGGTCTTTATCAGGAAGCAAACCCAATTGTACTCGGTAAGTTCGTTGCTGTTGAGGGTCTAGAACTAAGAAACTGCCAGGTAAGTGCATCAAATTCTTCTTTAGACCTCTTCCATGTTAATAATGGTTGCCACATTACTGACCTAAGTTTTGTTGGTCCTGATGCAACGGGTGGTGCTGCTGCTGTAGCATTTAACCCACTATCGGGTGTTTCTTCCGACAGATTCTTTGATGGTGCAAGACTCATCAGAATGAATCTAGATTATATTGCAGAGAATGCAGTAGGTTATATTACAAGTACTGATTACAA